CCAACTACTCCAGATCATGCATGGGCCAGTATAGGTGCAAGGTTTTATCCTGCCAGCATATTGAATAAGATAACAATAGAAGAACCAGTATTCATAGGAAGGATCGAACACGTTGGTCAGCCTATAACAACACTACAGCTTACGTCCGCTCTATCAATAGAGAGTAGGGTGACTCCAGAGAAATACGGACCATTAAGAATATGGAACATGCCAGAGGTTGGGCAAAAGTATTTCATAGGAGCAGATGTAGCAGAAGGTAAGATTGCAACAATAGGTACAAAGTCCGAAGGCGATTACTCAGTCATCTCAGTCATAGACGAGTATGGAAGAGATGTTGCAATGTTTAGGGACAGGATACCACCAGAGGAGTTCGCTTATTATCTTATATTGATTGGAAGGTTCTACAATAACGCAAGAATAAACTGCGAAAGGAACAAAGATGGTGCAACAGTTTGGGCATTCTTTGAGCCGACGGGTTACCCCAATGTCTACTACAGGGACGACAGGAAGGGAAGAATATCAGATATGGCTTGGAGCCTAATAGGCCCTGGTGGTAGAATACCTTTAATGAATATGCTAAGAGCGGCAATAAGGGAAGACACATCACGAATAAAGTCTAGAGACACATTCGATGAGATGAGATCAATAGTTAGAAAGAAGAACGGAAAACTAGAACCAAGCTCTGGAAAACACGACGATTGTTTATTTGCAAGGGCTCATGCTGAGACTTGCAGGATAGGAATAACAGGTAGATTGATAGACGCCATCCCAGACAAAGAAGAGGAAGATCCTCCAGATGATGTTATGGAATCAATCTTTGCATTTAACAACATAGAGGTATACTGATGCCCTTCGATTTCAAAGCTTGGGATTATAGGATCTTCAGGGATCTTGAGCACCGCCGATCTGAGTTTGATACATACTGGGACAGGAATGAACGGTATGTCAGAAATAGTGGTAACAAGACCCTTAGGGGTAACCTTGTCAGGGAGTTTGAGAAGGTTATTTACCATAGAGTTGTTAACAGGGATCCCACTATTAAAGTCAGGTCTGCTGATACTGACTTCGTAAAGTCCGCTCAGGATTTGGAAGTTGTGGCAAACGATATATCCAGAATAGTCAAGCTAAAGGATAGCCTTCGTCAAGCTACACTATATGCCACATACTCAATGGGATGGCTTGAGGTTGGTCATCCATATGCTGGGTTTGGTTTGAACCCAAACCAATATGCTGGCATACCTAAGAACGTTGTCGATCCTTCAACTTTTCAGTCTCAATGGGTTGAGGTTAAACCAGATGTTGCGGAGGCGCAAGGTGTCAATCTGGACGAAGTTAACCCCTTCTTGGATTTTGAGGGACAGTCAATAACCGGTGTCGATGAGGAACCAGCACCAGTATTTAATGACGGCGGGATTGGTTTTCCATACGTGGAGAGCGTAGATGGAAGGCACATGGTTACTCCAAAGGATATAGAGAATTTTAAGTCAGGTGATTATGTTGCAAGGCTTAGAGTTCTTACAAGAGACGAGGTCGAGCTTCTTACTGAAGTTAAGATAGGAGACAGGTACAGTGTTCCAACTAAGTACAGAAGTCTATTTCCAGATGTAGACTTCAAGTTCCTCGGTGAAGAGGCAGTGCTTGTTGTCGAGCTATGGGTCAAGAAGAACAGGATTAACTCAGACTATAACAACTGGTATTCGGCTTGGGTCTTTCAGGAGCCAGAGATTGTTTTGAGGAGTCAGCCAAACCCATGGGGTGGAATGATTCCTTATATACCAGTTAAGGTAACGAAGATGGGTAAATTCATCGACAAGACAATAGTTGATGACATTGTACCAATAGCTGAGATGCATTCCGTTGCACTACAATCAATCGATCAGGATATGATTGAAAGCTTCAATCCCAAAGTCGTTGCTGACCAGACTGCTAATATTAAAGATGACGATGTTAAGAAGCTTCTGAACCCATCATTCCGTGGAGTAATTAAAGTTAACAGGGCAGAGGGGATTAAAGTTGAAAGGGGTCCTGGTGTTGATCTTAACAAGATTCAGTATGTTAGATTCCTAAGAGAGATAGTTCAGCAGTCTACCTCAACATCTGAGCTAGATAAGGGACAGGCTATCAAGAAGATTACAGCAAGACAGACCGAAGCTCTTGTTGAGTCTTCATCCAATGTTCTCAATGGAATGAGAGAGCTTGTTGCTGAAGCAGCGGAAGAGACTGTAACAAAGCTTATGTTCATACTAGGCATGTTCCATGGACAGAAGCGCCAGTATAAGTATGGCAGTAGAGTTGTCACATTTGACCCAGGTTCGCATGATTTTACTACTAGCCTTATATACAGTATCGACGTTCAAGACATGGGTCCAGACCCAACATCGTCAGAAAAAATGATGATGATTCAGTTCATAAGGACAGTCTCAATGAATGAAATGTTGGTCCAACAGTACGATTGGACGGTCGTTGCTAAGCAGATAGCCCGCCTCTTTAACTGGCCGACAGATACAGTAATTCAGAAACCTCCGGTTCAACCTGGGTTACCGCAGGGTATTGACAACCTTAACCCTGGTGGGTTACCATCTCAAGTGTTGCCGAACCCAGGAAGAGGCCCAGGGGACCAAGCACAATCAGCATCGGCGCCCTCTTTATCGACAGCACTTTCTGGTATGGCTAGGACTACATAATGTTGTATGAATACAGATGCTCTAGTTGCAGAAGAATAACTGAGTTATTCAGGTCTGTTGCGAGAAGAAACGATCCTACTGACTGTGAGTTTTGCGGTGGGCCAGCGGAAAAGATAATGTCAATACCTCAGAGGGCATGGGGACTCAAGGCTCAGAATGAGATGTACCCGATGGTGAATCCGTTTCTCTCAAAAAGGGGAGAGCCGCCAGTAGTTTTTGAAAACGCATCTGAGCGTAAGAAGTACTATAGCGAGAACGGTCTGGTCGATGCAGTCACACCAGAGGCGGAAGCTCCAACAATGTATACCAATGACGCTGACTGCGAAAACTACAAAGACTTTGATAAGTTTAGTCAGCAGGCTGAGTTTATTGATGTACCAACTGAATGGGAGAACCAATAATGTCAGAAGAGACAGCACAACAGGCACCAGAGACTACAGCCAGCGCAGAGGCGGCACCAGATGCAGCAAGCGAACCAGCAAAAGAATTTAGCTTCGATTCGTGGGTCGATGGAGGAGGCTCAAGAGAGCAGCTTCCAGTGGAAATGCGAAAAATCCATGATCACTTTAAGGACTATTACGAGAAGCGTGACTCTTTCAACGCTGTTAAAGAACTCAGAAGCCTCATCGAGTCCGCAGACCAGCGAGCGGGAGCGTCTGCAAACAACAGACAGCAACCACAGGGTGAGCCGACTGCTGAATCAGAGATCGAAAGATTGGTTCAGGAGAGACTGAATCAGACTAAAGTTAAACAGAAGGTTGATTCCTTCAGAACCGATTTTGAAAGCATGGTCAAAGAACCGATTAGCGTTGGTGAAGGACACAGCTTTGCGTTTTCATCAAAGAAGGAGCTTGAGCAGTTCGTTAGTTTTTCGCGTGATGTTCTGAATAGCGGACAGATTACGCCACACGATCTATATAAGCTCTGGAATTTTGACAGGATTCTTGCTGACACCGGCGAGTGGAATGCAAGGAAGCACGAAGAGTCTTTGAGGAAAGTATCCGCTGGCAGCGGATCTTCACGAGAAGAACCTTCAACCGAAACCAAGTCTACTCAAAGCAGCCAAGGCGAGCGCAGAGAGTCAGAGATGACGGTAGAGGAAATCATGAAAGACAAGTTCCCTAATATCTATGGAGACATGGTATCAGGGAATATACGATTCGGATAACTTTATAATAGGAGAAGTATATTATGGGCGCTCGCCAAGAATATACAGAAACTCGTGCGCTTATTCAAGCCATCGAGGATCGCGCTAAAGCGATCATCCCGCAGCAGCTTCAGCAGAACTGGTTTTACTATCGACTGACCAAGAATGCTCGTGCTGTTCAATGTTACGACAACGTCGAAATTCCCTTGATGCCAGCAGTTCCCACAGTCGGGAAGTGGATTGGACGTGGTTCGACACTCCCAGACTCCAGCAGTGATCAGTTGGCTCTGGCTACCTTCAACAACCGATACCTCGCTGTTCCGACAACGTTGAATCTGGTTGACCTGTGGGAGCATGAGAACAACCCAACTGTGATCTTTCAGGATGCCGACTTCGAGGCCCTTAAGGCAGCTTGGGGTATGCGACGCATGCTCTCTAACGCGGTCCTTAATGGTAGCGGTGGTCTTCAGCCGGATGGACTGGTTGGACAGATCCTTGAGAAGAGTGCTCCAGCATCTCAGACCAAGGTTGTTGGTATGGTTAACAAAGCTACAAAGGCTTGGTTCCGAAACCAGTATGTCGAACTCTCGTCAAACTTTGGAGCCATTGCATCAGGGACTTCTATTCCAGCCGGTATCCTCGCTGCCCAGCAACTCGTTGATAATTGTACTGTTGGGCAGGTCATTCCTACCGACCTCGTCACCACCAAAGACGTTTACCTGATGTTCCGCCGTGCTATGCTTGAGATGACCTCCGCATACCACCTCGCTTCATCCGAAGACGATCTTTACTACGGATTCAAGACCATCACGTTCGATGGTATCAAGCTTGCTTGGGATCCGCAGATGCCTGCCGATACAATTATTTGTGTCCATATGGGCTCTACTCGACGTGATGATCGACGTATGGGTGAGAATACTGCTGTTTACGACGGCGACCTTGAAGATGCTACCGTTAAGAACCTCATGGAACTTGATGGCGGACTCTTCTTGCTCTACAACCCGAATGTTCGTATGCGAGCCTTGCAGGCCCGTACTCCTTACCGTGAACTGAACCAGACTTCTTGGCTCGTACACTCGTTCAACGTTGGTGTTGGACGCATGAACGACCATGGTGTTGCAGGTTCGGACAACGGTTCACGTTGGTCAACTTGGAGCTAATATGCCTGGAAGTATGATGCTAGCTAGACGAATTAAGGATGCCGTTATTCCGGCTACAACCGGAACGATGGCTACATACCCAACAGGTGCAACCAACGGAATTCAATTGACTTCCGATGGTAGTTCTGCTGGCACTTTCGGATCCTATGTTGAAGTTGTAGCTGCCGACACGATTACCAGTGAATTTCGTATTACTGGTGTCATGGTTGACAGCTTCAGCGCAGCCACAAGGGTTCATATCACAGTCGCTACCGGCGCCTCTTCTTCTGAAGTCGCTATCGGTACATTCTGTGTAGGTGTCGGAGCTACCGCTACTGCCCCTATGGTCAATGTGTCTATGCCCAACATCCCTGCGAATACCCGTGTTGCTATGAAATGCTCTGTCCAAAGTGGAACGGGCGTTACTTGCAGGGTCGCAATTAACTACGTAACCGTTTAGGAGTAACCATGATTTATTCTGGTCTCAATGAGGCGTGGACTGATCTTTCGCCTCACTCTCTCTACAAGGATCCAAACATACTTATCCCTGCTGCGGAAGTCGCACTCTACAAAAAGGATATGGACGATTGGGATATCTACCGCCGACCACGACCTGTGATCTATCTTCACACGGATGGAACGAAGTACCTCCTTGAGCTTACTTTCTACATTCATCCGACTGGTGCCTCCGACCTCGCCCTCTATACTACCGCTACCAGCACGTCTGTTAGCGAGGGTCTATTTATTGGTGAGGATGGAGTACTTTGCGATGCCTCTGACACATATCTTACCGCTGCCGGTATTTCACTCGGTAAGTATTTCTATGTCGGTGTCGATGGATTCACCACAAGTAGCGATGAGGCATTCACTGTCGCTTCTATTACTGCTGGTGATGGCATCTGGTTGATCCGCTCTGGTCAGACTTTCCTCAATAGTTCATCTGGTGGTGGCACTCCTGCTGCTAATCAGGCTGTGACTTTTGACGCTGCTGGAGAGACTAAGAACTCCTCAGCAATGTCTGGACCAACAGCGGCTGAGATCGATGAAAACTCTGGTGGTCTTCAGTTCATTGGACACTACACAGCATCAGCAACTGCTGGAAATGTTTGTGCAGCTACAGTTCGACTGCCTCAGCGTTACCTTACAGCATAATATAAAATAAAAAGTCCTA